CTCACATGTTACAACATGTGAGTTTTGTTTGCCGTAAACCGTAAATCTCGTTACGATTGGGCCGGACCGCACCGGTTATCAAGGCGTTTACCGCGTTAAGGTGATAAGTTTGGGTTTCCGTTTTTGGTTAGAGTTTATTCTTTGGTCCATTATATACGCTGTACTAATATAGTATGTTTTGGTCCACCTATTCTTTCGGGTTGGCAATATTCCCGTAACAAATTGGCCAAGTTTCTTTAGCGTATGGATATAGCATGTTTGGGTATGTAAACAAGAAAATGTTCCTGGGGGATGTATGCAGATGTGAGACTATGTAAGACATGTGTATGCTTTAGCAGTCTGTATAGATGCCCTTAGTGTTTGAATTATTGTAGATACCCGACATTGTTGATGTTACATACGTCGGTTGACGATTCAACCCCCAAGCTAGAGATGATAATATCTAGTTGAGCCGGGATAGGCCGGTGGTCACATTATCACAACATTTGCATGAGATGGCTCTCATGCATCTTATTGCCAATGGGCATAGCCCTCAATCGCACCACATATGGGTTTTAACGAAATTGTGGAGCGCTCGTCCCTAAACGAGCAACAGAAGGTTGGAAAGCTGGTGGAGAAGCATTTTGATTCATCATTCTTGAATTCTGGAGTTAAGGGGAAGAGGAAGTTTGAGGGCTTGACTAAATTGGAAAAGCGACAATGGCGCGAAGCCTTACAAAGAGCCATTGCCGCATGCAAGAACCGTAGTGTTGTCCGCGCATTAGCGGGCAATCGCGTACGCGGTAAGACCAAGCACAAAATACAACACTTGAGTCGTCGTGAAGAAGCCCTATACCAGTTTATGCACGAGGACGTTGTTGAGTTACAAGCTGGTCGGACAGCTGCGGTGGCCGGAGCCCTAGTTGGCTCAGGTGCGCTAATACACGTTGCCAGATCTGCGTCCAAGGCCTGTGATAAGATTGGGGCAGCAGCCGAGCAGAGCTCCAACATAATAGAAGAGCTTGGCAACCGTTTCAAGACTATGCTCAAGCAACTTCAGGATATGGGGGGTTGGTTTTTCAAGATTGCGGCTGCATCGTGCGCTTTTTGGCTATGTATGAGATTTTCCGATTCACCACTTATTGTGGGGGTTTTCATAGCTGGGTTAGCCGCCTTTGCGCCTGACTTGGTCAAGTTTGTGCAGGACGCCATAGGCGTACATCAGCAGTCTGGTGGCATGAGTGTCGGCGGTATTGCTGCTCTGCTATGTGCCTTGCTAGTGCCCACCGGTAAAGTTCCGCGTTTTGTGGGTGAGTTTACTAAGTCCATGGCTTTCTTCCCGAAGGTGTCTGAGGGTCTTGAGGTATTTGTTGAGAAGTCGATGCGTGCCGCAGAATCCTTGATAAATTTTGTCCTACGACGGGACAAGAACACATGGATTGATGTGGGCAGGAAGAAGACCCTTGTTGAGAAGTGGCGTATAGAGTGCTTGCACATATGTGCCGCTTTTGATGCAAACCCCACCCCGGATAGGGAGGTGGTTAAGTCAGCGTCTAAGAAAGTGCAGGAGGGTTATGGTTTTCTGGCCCTGTTTACTTCCAATGACGTAAAACGTGAGATATCCGTATGGTTGGATAAACTCAATGCTCGTTTGGCCCCCCACTTGGCCACTTTGACTGCTGAGCACAACGTTCGTGTCATGCCTTGGTTTGCTTTATTTGGAGGTGAATCTGCGGTTGGTAAGACTTCCATGGTTCAGGCGTATGCTTCCTTCGTATTGCTGCTTGCAGGGTCTGCGAAGGCTGCCGATGTGTTGCCCAACCTTTGGCAGAAGGGTATAAGCGAGTACTGGAACGGATATTTAGGCCAGCGCGCCATTATTAAGGATGACTGTTTTCAGGTGCGTGGCGTTGCGGGCCAGCAAGATTCTGAGGCTATGGAGGTTATTCGCACGGTCGGTAACTGGGCGTGTCCATTAAATTTTGCGGATGTGCTCAGCAAGGGGAGGCACTATTTTGATGCGGACCTTATTGTGGGCACCACAAATGCCAAGAATATTCGTGCTGATTGGGAGCCATTTATCGCGAGCCCCGATGCCCTTATCCGTAGGTTTCAGGGTGCATATTGGCTGGAAATTGACCCTGCCTGGGACCCCAATGGTAAGTTTGACTTTTACCGGGTGCAGGAGGTCTATCGAGAGAACCTTGAGAGGTTCCTGGACCGGCGACAGAAGGAGCCCGATTGGAAACCCACTGAGGATGATGTTTTGTCTATATTCCCGTGGCACATATGGCGTGTTAGGAGACACACCTATGATAACACCAACCCTTTGTCAGGACCCATTCTCGAGGGTGGACTTAAGCAGGCGGTGCGAGAAGCGGCCGAGGAGATTAAACGCCGCAAGGCTTTGCACGTGAGGAGTGTGGAGACCCTTAATTCCCACCTGCATTTGGTCCAGGAGGCGTTGGATGGTCTTGAGCTCCAGAATGGTGGTGAGGCACAGTCCAGTGGAGTGGGCCTTGATCTTCAGGGTCTCATGGCTAGGTTTTCAGCTGTGAGTGTCGAGCAATGGCGTGACACTTTGGATGAGCCGGAACCAGTGGATGTGGAGGTGGATTTGATACCGCAGGACGATACAATCCCAAGGAATGATGGTCTGCATAATTTACGTGCCCAGCTTGCTTTGGAACGTGAGCTACGTGCCCAGCGTGATGCTTTGAGACCAATGGATACAACGGAGGACGAGGACGAGCAAAGCTTTGTACGTACTTTTGTGGAGTCTTTTAAGTCTAGCATGCAGGTAATGTACGGACGCATGGGGATTGCAGGCATTGCATTGGGCGCTGTCAGTTCAGGCATAGTCCTGAAGGCTGTATTCGGCATTATTTCAGGCATAATCAAGACATTTTGGAGTGTCGTGAAGGCAATTGCCAGCTTGTTTGGCATTAGGCCAAAGGTTGTTGAGCAGAGTAATGATGTTGCGCCGAAGGAGAAGAAGAGTGCCCGTACTTTTGATTTTCCCTCTGTGGATTTGCAGCTGGGCAATCCACCTCAAGAAGGTGTGCATGAGGCCATTTGGAGGAACATGTATGCAATTGAGCTATGTTTTGAGGATCCTGGCGTTGACGATGTTCACCTTGGGACGATGCTGGGCATTGGTGACTCAGTGTACTTGATGCCCCGTCATTTCCTGACTCGTATAAGTCAGGAGAAGGATACAAAGGGGGCTTCAGTCCGGATTACCTTGGCTCACCAGGTCACACACAAAGTCTCATTCAAGGTTGACGTATTCTTGAAGTTTGCAATTGCTCACTTGGATGGGTTTGATATGGTGGGCATATCATTGGGCCGCTTAGCCGGGCTTCGTGCTAACAGGAATATAGTGAAATATTTCCTATCGTCCCATGAGCTTGCCAATGTACTTCGTGGTAGCAATGTGCCAGTACGCCTTGACGTCATTCGGAAGTCGGCGTCAGGTTTGGCCCGACATACCATGCATTCGTCCGGCATGGAATACACAGGGACAGTTAAATCTGCTGCAGGTGTCCAGATGCGCGGGTGCGTGTCCTACGAGATGCCTACGGTTGCAGGTGACTGCGGAGGACCACTTACGCTCGAGGAGAACCGGTTTTACGGTGGTAGAGCGATTGTAGGTCTGCATGTAGCAGGGAAGTCAGGTTATTTTGGCCGCAAGGGCTACACCACCATCATTCCTAAGGAAACAGTCAAGGAGATTTGGCTCATGATGACGGATGTGAGGGACTTGAGTGATAATGTGACTGATGACATTTTGTGGATGGGCTCTGGTGAGTTTGTGGACACTCAAAATGGATTATTGGAGGCTGGTCTTGTGGGCGGTTCAGTGACTTATTTGGGTGACGTCGCCAAGCCATTGAATGTAGCTACCAAGACATCGTATCATGTTTCACCCATGCAGGAGGATGAGTTGTTTGGTCCTGCCCCAACTGCTCCTGCGCCGTTGCGAGCTGTTTGGCGGGATGAGCAGAAGATTAACCCCATGGCCAAGGCCGTGGAGGCATATCAGAGCCCTGTTTTATACCGAGATCCTGAGGAGTTGCGACCCGTCTCCGCTTTGGCATTTATGCCCTTGTTTAAAGCGACGCGCGCCTACCCAAGGGATATATTGACCTTTGAGGAGGCTTTAGAGCCCCCGGAAGGTTGGCGCCTCAAACCAATCAACAGGAGGACCAGTGCTGGCTACAAGTATCGTGATAAAATTCCTGCCCTTACAACGTATCCGGGTAAGACTTGGTTTTTGGGCTTTGATGGTCCCATAGACATGTCCAATCCTGCTCTAGATGTGCTACGAGAGGATGTTTCTGCTTTGGTTGAGCACGCACGTCGCGGTGAGCGAGTATTACACATATTCACGGACTTTTTGAAGGATGAGCTAAGGCCTCTGGAGAAGGTGCAGAGTGTGAAGACACGGATGATCAGTGGAGCTGAGCTGGACTATGTTGTGGCTGTGCGCATGTATTTCGGCGCGTTTCAGTCTGCAATGTTTAGTACTAGGGTCATTAATGGAATGAGTCCAGGGGTCAACCATTACACTGAGTGGTCTGAATTGGCAGAGCGTTTAGTGTCGAAGGGAGGCAAGGTCTTTGATGGAGACTTTACTAGGTATGACGCCAGTGAGCAACCATGGGTTCATGCTGAGATTCTGGATACCATAAATAGGTGGTATTCCCAGAAGCCAGGGTGGTCCAAAGAAGATGATGTGGTTAGGAAGGTGCTGTGGGAAGATTTGATTCATTCCCGACACTTGACAGGGACAGGTCCTCAGCTGAAGCACCTTGTGCAATGGCATAAGTCGTTACCCAGTGGCCATCCACTTACGACCGTGGTTAATTCCATGTACTCTTTGCTGACTATTACGGCTTCTTATATGAAGCTCACAGGTGATGCCGTTAATATGTGGGACCACGTGTTTATTAACACGTTTGGAGATGACAACGTGACGGGAGTGGATGACGAGACTTGTGAGGTGTTTAACCAAGTCACGCTGGGACCTGTGCTTCATGAGGCTTTTGGTCTCACTTACACGCCTGCCCTTAAGGATGGTGTCCCAGTCGCTTACACTACGATAGATCGTATCTCCTTTTTACAGAGAGGGTTTTTGGAAGATGATGATACAGATTCCTTTTTCGTGAAGTGTCCCAATGTGGGCTGGGTTGCACCTTTGAATCCTAATAGCTTCATGTATACTCCTTACTGGTATAGGAATGCCCGTGACCCGAAGGCGGACATAGCCGACAATTGTGACAAGTTGGTGTGTGAGTTGGCGCTTCATACTGAGAGTAAATGGAACGAGGTGTTCCCTCGATTGGAACAATGGTGCAGTAAGAACGATATTACCTTGAAGTTCGCTGATAGGTCTGCTGCCCGTGCCCACATCAAGACACGACTTGATGTGTGGTTTTAACATATGTGCGATACATACATGTAGTCCCGGTTACACAGTGGCGCATGGCGTTCTTTGCGTTAGGACTACTACTCAGTCCTTAAATGAGAGGAGGATTACCGTAGTGGGCGTTTGAGCCAACCCCACTGTTGTTTTTGGCTTGCTAAAAATGAAGATAATTTTAACATTGGGGCATCCACCCAGGAAATCGATGATTGTGAGACGTTTGATGGGATATCAACGTCCAACCAAGTTAAGACTGTGGCGGGGGTAGTACACATGCAAGATGAAACAGCATTGTGTGTGGACGCGCCTGGCCATGCGAAAGGGACCATAGCCTCTGCTGATGGCATGGAGGATCTTAAGATGGTGTTGGCTAGGCCTCGCGCGTTTTCCCAGGGCTCCATAGCCACGGGCACCGGTTCTGTGGTCAACGTGCCGTTTTTCGATCGCAACGCGTGGCGTAATGCTGTTGGAGCTTTGCAGTTCGACCGCATGGTAGGTATGGCTGGTTTTAGGGCTACCATAGTTGCCAGGCTAGTGGTCACCGCCACTCCGTTTCATCAGGGCATACTCTGTTTGAATTGGCAGTATGGCGTTGGCAATACACCTTTGGTCAATTCTCGCAGGGGTCTGTATCCAGCAACTTCAGTTAATTTGCCTCATGTGAAGTTGGATGTGGCTGAGAATTCTGAGGTTGAACTTCGTATCCCTTTTATTTCCCCTTATGAGTTCATTCCCATTAATGATTTGCAGGAGTCAGGTTACTTTACCTCGTATTATGGCCAACTGTCCTTGCTGAGACTTACGGATTTTAGGTTGGCTGGAACTCAGGTTTCGCCCACGTATGTGTTGTATCTGTCTCTGGAGGACGTTGAGTTTATTGGCGCGGCCCCCTTCGAGATGACCACGATTACGTTGCAGGCCGGCGGAACCGCGGCCGATAAGGAAGCTTCAGCTGCTGGCATAGCTTCTAAGGTTTTGGGCGCAGCTGCCAAGGGCGCTGTAACTATGGCTAAGAAGCAGGTTGATACAGGTGGAAAGTCGAAAGGGAAGTTGTCTAGCTATCTGAACACAGCGTCCAAGGTGTCTGCTGTGGCGTCGCTTGTGCCTTCTTTCACTCCTATAGCTGCTCCAACGGCTTGGTTTTTGGCGAGTGCGTCGAAGGCTGCCGCGGCTTTTGGGTTTTCCAAGCCTGTGGTTGAGACCGCCGTTGAGCGTGTGGCCCAGACCGATTATAGAGGTGAGTGCCACATAGACATGCCCAATCCGGCTTTTGTAGCTGGACCGTTCCAGACTAACAAGTTGCGTACAGATGGCACCGTTGGATCTGTTTCGGAGGATCACATGGCTTTTGATTACATATTTTCCAAACCAGCTTTGATATCACGCAGACAGTGGTCAGCATCTGTTGCTGCAGGTGATCTTCTGTACGCGAGCCATGTCTCCCCATCCGCTTATTGGTACAGGGAGAGTATTGTGCAGCGCGCTGATAGCATCTCACTTCCTTCTAGTGCCAGTTTGACCACAAACGCATTCATTCCTTCTCATCTCATGTATGTGGGGTCCAATTTCAGGAATTGGCGAGGCTCGATGGTTTATACTTTTCAGTTTTCCAAGACCAAGATGCATGGCGGAAGGGTTTTAGCGACATTCACGCCAGACCCAGTTGGTGTGTCCAGCGCTGGACCAATTAGTAACAATGTTGTAGCCCCTGTCGTCAACACAGGTAAGGTGGATTTGTTTGGTTACACTAAGATGTTTGACCTTTCTGATTCATCTTCGTTTGAATTTGAGGTGCCATTTATGTATCCAGAACCTTATGCTCCATATTATGGACGAACAGGGACTGTGACATTGCATTGCATATCTGCATTGAATTCCCCAACCAATGCGTCTACGGCCATAGACATGTTAGTTTATGTTCACGCCGCTCCTGGTTTTGAGTTTGCTGTTGTTAAGCCTAGCATGTTGGACGCTACGAACCCCCGCTCGAACAATGTTTCGGGTGGTATATATCAGCAGTCTGGTGGCATGATCGCTGATGACAATGCATCCGAGTACGTTGTTGGTGAGAAGTTTAATTCAGTCAAGCAGTTGGCAATGTTACCTGATTGGCATGTTTTCGACCAAGCCAATTTGACCAGCCTTGACATTACATTGGCTCCATATTTCAAGAGGGATTATGTTCCAGCTGTGACTGGCGCCACGGCTCTTCCCAATACATCAACTGCCGCTTGGTATGGTAGTAAGTCTGGACGCATGGCCGAGATGTTTTCCTTTTGTAATGGATCCACAGCCTATACTGTTGTTAATGATGCACCAGGTGCTGAGGGTTATGTTATAACGGTGTTTGCAGAGCCCCAGGAAAATGGGAGTGCGGTAAGCGGGTTTGGTAACCCTTACAACAGTTCTTCGGCAGTTACGAGTGGTTATCAGTGGTCTGAGACTAGGGGTAGTGCTAGAATTGTTGTGCCGGCTTACACGCGAGTATTGCGTGTGCCCATTCCTGCTGCCCAGTTTGTCCTTGGTGCCAACCAAAGTGCTGGTCCAGGATCGCTTACTTATTCTGGAGATTTTACCGGGTCCCAGATAGATGTGCGTTTACGGAACACTTCTGGCAGTCAGCGTAGGGTTATTTTGGGCAGGGCCGCTGGTGATGATGCGTACTTTTCTCAGTATGTAGGGCCACCATTGTGTGCATTCTTCCAGTCTACACAGACTGTTTCCCCCAATCCATCAGCTACTAATTTTTAGGTGTCTTTTATTAGACAGGGTTCGTACCACCCGCCCACCTACGGGCTTAAAAGAACTGTTCGCTTTGGTCATAGTTAGTTGGAAAAGAAGGCCATCAACTCCCTGTCCAGGGCGATTTATAGTGCATTAGCGCAAGTGAAGCACTTAAGAGAGATAACCTCTCACGACTGTGTCGTTGACACACATAGGAATAATCCTTAGGTTTGTACTTAATAGAATTCGCAGTCGTGGGCTGCGTCTATCTGGCTATTATTATACAAATTTAACGATCTTCTATGGTCGTGGGTGTATCCCGTCATCACGTGTGGCGGGTGAACCGTTTTCTTAACAAAAAAAAAAAAAAAAA